CGTTCTGGCTGCCGTCCGCGGCGCCCGGGTTCCACGCCGTCAGCTTGCCGCCGGTGGTGATGCGGCCGAGCACGGTGCCCGCGACGCAGACCTGGCCGCTGACGAGAATGCCGAGATCGCGGGACTGCGTCCCGTTCGCTTCCGACGCGATGAACTCGGCGGCGTGCTTGCCTTCCAGCTTGGTCGTGAATGGCATCGCGTCACCCGACCTTTCCGCCGTTCGCCCGCACGATCGCCTCGCGGCGCCGGGCGTAGATCTCCTCGTAGGAGAGCACCGGCTTCTGCGTGACGACGGGCTGCGCGGCATCGAGCTCGGGGCCGGCAGCGACCGCGGCCGCCTTGAGCAGCTGCTCGCTGATCTCTTCGAGCCCGAGATCGCTGTTAATGAACTCCGCGGCCTTCGCCGGCTTCCCGGCGAGCGCGCAGAGATTCATGATCGCCCCGTTGCGCTTGCGCTCCCGGGCTGTCGCGAGGTCCGCGACCTTCTTCTCGTCGACCGCAGCGACGACCACGGGCGGTGTCGCGGGCGACGGCTCGGGGATCGGCGTCCCGCTGCCATGGTCGTCTGCCATGCTTCCCTCCTGGGCGCGGGTGCGCCCGGTTCGTGTGGAGCGCTGCATCGAGAGCAGCGCGGTCTCGACATCGCCGATGCCATCCGCGAGGCCGGCATCGACGGCGTCCTGTCCGGTGAACGTGCCGCCCTCGAACGCGCGCACGGTGTCGGGCGTCAGGCCGCGGTAGCCCGCGACCGCGCCGAAGAACGTCTCGGCGAGTTGCATGACGTGCGCCTGGAGCTCGCCGCGGGCCGTGTCCGTGAGCGGCTGGAGCGAGGAGAACTGATCCTTCCGCGCTCCGCTTTTCAGCACGGTGACCTTGAGGCCCATGTTGTCGAGCAGCTGGGACTCGTCGACATGCACGGCGAGGACGCCGACGGAGCCGACGCCGCCGTCGCGCGGCACGAGCACGCGCCCCGTCGCGGAGCCGAGCCAGTAGGCCGCCGAGTACATCGAGGGATCGGCGACCGCCGTCATCGGTTTCGCGGCGCTCATCGCGTGGATCTCGTCGGCCAGGTCGGCGATCCCGGCGACCTCCCCGCCCGGCGAATCGATCGCGAGCAGGATCGCCTGGACGTTCGGCGCCGCCATGGCGCCCCGGAGCTGCGACCGGATCGAGTCGACCGATGTGGCGCCGAAGAGCGCCTCGTAGAGCGGCGACGCGTGGCGGAAGATCGGCCCGGCGATCGGGATGACCGCGGTGCCCTGCACGACCTGCCCCGCGCCGGCCCGGAGGGTGAGGGCATCCTGGCGGCCCGCGCGGCCCGCGACGACGGCGAGGAGTCGGCCGAGCGCCCGCGGCTCGATCGCGAGCGGCCACTCGGCGAAGTGCTGGAGGACCTCGGGATGGAACTCAGGCATTGCGGCCTCGCGCCGCCTGCTGGGGCTGCTTCGCCGGCGGCTTCTGCCCCGGCTCCGTCGGCCCGGGCGTCAGGAGCTCGGTACGTGGCGTCGAGGGGTTGGCGGCCGGGACCGCCGTCACGTCGGTATCGAAGACGAGGTTGAGCGCCCGGGCGGCCTTCTGCTCCTCGGCGAATTCCGCCTCGACGTCGGCGGGCACATCGCCCTGCTCGAGGATGACCGACCGGCGCGTGCGGAAGCCGGCGCGGACGGAATCCCGGGCGGCGGCGGTCTCCTTCTGCGGATCGACCCAGTCGAAGCCCTGCGGAATCCAGCACGCGGAGACGGCGCCCAGCGGATCGGTGGCGAACTCGGGGAGCTCGATCGCGCCGGCCAGGGCGGCGGTGCGGAGGAACGCGACCCAGACCCGGCGACAGAAGGCCGGGACGATCGTCGTATGGATCAGCGACCGAATCTCGCGCCGGAACTCGATGAGGCCCGCCCGGATCGACGAGTAGTTCACGCGCGAGAGATCGCCGGTCAGCTGCTCGTAGGTCGTGCCGGTGCCGGCCGCGAGCATCAGGTGGCCGGCGCGGACGAAGTCGGCGTAGTGCGCGCCGATGTCCGGAGGCTGCGCGGCGGTGATCTGTTCGCCCGGGCGCAGCGTCGCGATCGTCCCGGGCTCGAACACGAGATCGTCGGGCTGCCCGTCCATGCCCGAGAGCGGCCCGGCGGACTCGTCGGGACTCGTGACGAAGAGCGCGAACATGGCCGCGAGATTCATCCGCAGCACCGTCGCATCGTCGTAGGCGTCGAGATCGTGCGCGCGCAGCAGGATGCGCGAGAGCCGCGGGATGCCCCGGATCTGTCCCGGCTCCTCGCGCTCGAACAGGTGAATGACCTGCTCGGCGGGCACCCTGCGCAACTCGATGTCCGTCGGACTCGAGCCGTAAAACAGGTCGCCAGGGTGTTGCGGGTACATCCAGTACGCGACGCGGCGCCCGATCTGGTCGAACTCGATCCCGGCCCGGATGCGGCCGCCATTCGGCAGGAGCTCGTTCTTCCAGACGGGCAGCTGGTCGCCCGAGATCAGCTGGCACTGGAGCGGGACACGCAGCGGGAGCCCCGCGCTGTCGGTGTCCCCAGGCATCCGGGCGCGGAGGCGGATGAGCGCCTCGCCGGCGACGAAGACCTCGCGGATGGCGCAGACCTGCTGGCCGTAGAAATCGGACAGCTGGTCGGCGTCGGCCTGGTCGACGAAGTCGCCCCAGACGTCATGGATCTTGTCCCGGCGTGGGGAGTCGGGCAGATCGCTCTGCGGCTGGATGCCGGTGCCGACGACGTTGGCGACCCAGCGGCGCATCCCGTTCCAGACCAGCGGATTGTTGCGGAGGAGCGCGCGGCCCCGGGACCGGAGCATGTCCAGGCCCGAGAGCAGCGCCGCGTTCGGGCCGATGTTGGAGCCCGGGAAGTTGACGAAGCGGCGGCCGGTGCCGGCGTTCCGATAGGCGGGCTCGGTGTTCGCGATCAGCACGGGCTCGCCGCGCGGCCCGACGATCGCGGCCGTGCGGTAGCTCGTCACTCGACGCCCGTCCGGTGGCCCGCGTGCATGAGCTTGACGGGCGCGACGGCCGTGGGATCGGCCGCGTTGATCTCGTTCTGCATGACCTGGCGCAGCAGGAGGCGCTCGGCCATGGGCGGCCAGGTGACAGACCGCCCGTCGGCGGTGCGCGTACTCTGCGCGCCGGTCTTGATGGACTCGTCGAGCGCATCGAGATCGGCCTGCGTCCACGGCACGCGCGCGCGTTACGTCACGCGCGCGCGGCAGGGCAACGTGATATCCCGGAGATGTCTAGCTGGCTCAATCGAAGCGGAGCTTGCGCCGCTCGCGCTCGAGGCCGTCCATGACGAACTCCCGCGCCTTCGCGGTGCGCGTGAAGTCCCGCCCGGGATACCGGTCCCGGAGCTCGCTCACGTGAGCGTCGAGCGCGCGCCGCATCTCCCGGCCGCGCAGGATGAACCCGCGATCTCTGCCCCTCATCGCAACCTCCCAATGAATCGGCTCCGCACGACGGCCCTCCGGAGGGGCGCAGGCCCCGCCGGTGCCGACGCCGCCGGGGTCTGCCCCTGCTCTACCGGACGCGGGGGCTCTGTCACAACGGACTGCGTGACGCCGCTCGGATGGAGGGCCGGCATCGGCGGCGTCACGTCGACCTGGCCGAGGAGGCCCGGCGGGAGATCGGCTTCGAGGCGGACCCAGTGCCGCTCGGCCATCCGGTTGATCCCGACGGCGACCGCGGCGCCCCAGGCGAGGATGTAGCAGTCGAGGGCCTCGTTGCGATCGCGGACCTTGATCCATTCCTCCTTGTCGTAGCCCGCTTTCGTGCGGGTCTTCACCAGGCGCTCGGCCGTCAGCTGCTTGAAATACTCCTCCTCCAGCATCGGGAAGTGAATGAAGCCGTAGGGATCTTCGCCGCCGGCGCTGCGTTCGTCCGCGGTCGCCGGCCGCTGGCGAAGCAGCTGGTAGAGGCTCCGCTTCATGCCCGAGGTCCCGACCGCCGTGATCTTCAGGCCCCGCTTCTTCTCATCGCTTGAGGTCTTCTGGGGCGGCAGGAGTTCGGTGCCCCAGCGATCGACGCCCTTCGTCACCATGACCGTTCGGGGCATCCGGGCGGCCACGGCCGACCCGCCGTAACTGGGCTGCCGATGTCCCCGGGCCCAGGTGTAGACGTCCTGCGTGAAGGCCCCCGAGTCGACGGCGATACATGACAGCGGCAGGGCCCCGCCGCCGGCGCACGGGACGTCCGTCCCCACGAGCTCGTCCAAGACCTTCTTCCGGTCGGCCAGCTTGCTCGAGCACGGGATGACCAAGTGGTCGACCACCCAGGCCCGCTTCTCCCGGCCCCACCCGACGATCGTGACCTCGACCCGGTCCTCCTGGTGGTCGACGCCAGCTGTGAGGAAACGTGTTCCCGGAGGCGCGAC